TCAATGTGTTCGAGTGAACTGCGCTCAAGGCTGACTTGTATGCCTCGAAACGCTCAACGCGCTGTTCGGCTGGAAGTCCGCCAAATAGGTCGTCAATGGAAGGAGCGGCTAATGCCATGTTCTTCCCTTTCTGTTAGTTAGATGGTTAGTTAGAACTGCTTGGCTTTCTCGTCGTAGCGTGCTGCTTCAACGAGGTATTGGTTACGCAGGTCTGGGTTAGTCATTTTTTGTGCCATGTCGCGGAGTCGAATCGCCTCTACTTCTGCTGCAATGACTTGAGCTGACTTTTGTGTCTGCTCTCTTGTTGCACGAATGGCTGGGCCACCCGGTACTGCCATCTCACGCACTTCATCCAACGCTGCCTTCAAGAGGTTAATCTCTTCTTTTGCTTCGTCTAATGCTGCCTTTGTTGTGATGGTTTCTTCAAGACCTAAAGCCTTGACGATTTCGTTGCGAAGTTCATCCTTAGATTCTTCTGTCGCGTCTTCTGCTGATGCAGACTTGATTAGGTCGGCTGAAACGCCGAGTCCGATGTAAGCCATAGTGTCGTCTCCTGACGGTTCATCTTCCTTCATGAATGGTTCTACGGTTTCGCCTTCATCGGCTTCACCATCCCACCAGCAAAGGAATAGTTCTAGTGCGCAGAGTAGTTCCCTTACGTCACAAATCTCATCCTCTTCGCCCGACAACATTTCGTCAAGTTCAGCTTTAATGAGTGCTACAATTCCGGCACGAACAGACTCTAGTGTTGCTTCGTCGTGTTCTACTGCCTTGAATGAATCTGGGATAAGGTCTTCGCGACCTAGTGCCTTAGCGCGGCGAACAATGTGTGCGATTGTCTTAGCGCGGTCTTTTGCACGACCAACGGCGCGGATAGCGTTCATTAGGTCTTTAGCGGACTTAATTGGGAATGAGCCGTCAGGCATTGCTGCACCTGACTCTGCGGCTGCGTCACGCTCGGCTGTAGAGAACTCACGCTTTTCAACTTCTGGTTCTACTTCAACGTCTGGTGTAGCAATTTCTGTTTCTTCTGCGTCTGCTGACTTCATCTCACGGTTTTCCATAGTCTCAGGAATAGTCGGTGAGTTCTGTAGCATATCTTCGATTTGACCTTCTGGCTGTTTGCCAGTTCCACCGCATACGTCGCATGGTGTTTCCATGAGGTTGCCCGGTACGTTTGCTTTGTAACCAGTTCCGTCACAAGAAGCACAAGCGTGTGAGTATTCGTACACTTCTTCTGGTGCGCCCTTTGGTTCAATCATAACTGCCTCAGTGTTGATGGCATCCTTTTCAATGTCTGCCATAGCAGTACCTTTCACTAATTTGCCCTTAACGGACTTTGCAAGTTCAATAACGCATGAAGGGTTTGCTGGGCGGTCAACGAGTGACACCTCAACAATCTTTCCACTGCGAATCATTCCACCAGGTGCGTCGGCTGACTTCTCAACGCGAGCGCCCTTGATACCTACTGAGAAACCTGTGTAGATTCCTTCTTCGACTAGGCGAGCTGCTTCTGAGTCAACAATCTTGGCTTCAACGATGTAACCAGTTCCCGACTGCTCCATCTCCATTGCCTTACCGATTGCCTTTGACTGGTGCATTTCGCGGATGTTGCCAATGGCGAACCACTCCGGCATGGCTGTCTTGAGCCACTCAGGGTCGCAGATTTGCTCGTCGAGGTCGAGTGTTGCGTCTGTTGCAAGACCCTTTACTCGGATGTAACCATCTTCGCCACGCTTTGCTGTGAGTCCGCCGAAGTAGGCATAGGTAATGTCTTGGGCCATGTTGTTAATCTCCTGTTGAGGTTGAGCGCTTAAAGCGCAAATTCTTGTACTATTGGTTCCATGTCGCACTCGCAGTTCGGGTGCAGTGGTGGCTCATCGCTACCTACATCGTATGGATTGTTTGATTCCATGTCTTCGCACTCAGGGCAAGCTGTCGCATAAGCAATCCAGTTGAACTGCTGTACTCCTGCTGCCGCAAATGTGTCAGACAAACCTGCGTTGTATGCGCGGCTTGTTTCTGTAATTGTAATCATCATTGCCCTGGCTGGGTCGTTGACGATTGAGTTTACTGCGTCATACAAATCTTTACGAGTCTGCCCCTGGTGCATACCGATTGTTAGTGCGTCGGAGATGCGAGTAAGGGTTGTCGCATTGATGTCTTTGATAGTAAGTTTCGCATCAGATAAAAGACGTTCTACGGTCTTTCCTACAGTCGCAACTCCATTCACCTGAACTGCGGCGCGAGCTGCACCTAGTTGAGCTGAATCGTTGTAAAGGCTGGTTATTACTTTTGTTCCTGGCGCTGTGTCAGTCTTAATGTTTTGCTTGACTGCTTGTTGCGCGATTGAACGCACTGCACTGATGTCAGTTCCGGCGGCAGGGATAGCGGAGTGAGCCTGGTCAACTGCTGCTGCAATACCAGCAACCGAAGCGGCTAGTGCTGTCTGTACATCTTTAACGTGCTTCTGCTGTAGGTCAATGCGGTGTTGGAATCCCGGTAGGTCTTCCTTGTTGCGCTTAGTAACTAAACCTTTTGGGGTATCTGTTATCTCGCTGTTCACGATTTCAGAAGCCCATTCAATCATGTTGTCTGGCATTGGTGTAACGCCCTTAGCAATGAAGTAACCAGCCTCATTGAGGATGTCTCCGATTGAGTCAGGGATTGTTACAAAGTCAAATGCTCGCCACTTGCCGTTCTTGTGACGTGACTTTACAAAACGACCAAAGTCCTTTAGCTCGTCAGCAAGTGCTTCCTTTTGAGCAGGAGCGCCAACGGCTGGTTGGTCAACTGCTAGCCCAGTCTGCGTCGCCTGGCTTTCACGCTCACCGACTTGTGATTCAACTTCGCGGACTTTGCTTTGCGAGCTTTCTTGACCTTCTTGGCCTTTTTCGGGAACGAGTAAATGTCCATCTTGACTCCTTGTTTGTCCAATGACTTCACCAGCATCGTCGATGCTTAGCATGCCCTGGAGGAATGTAACTGTGTTACCTGCAACGATAAACGGCGAATCGGCTTCAGGCATGTCATAGAGGTTTTGACCCAACTCGCCTTGCACGTCGTTGAGAGTCTTCTGTCCTGAAAACAGTGCAACCTGTAGAGCTTGAGATTTGTTCTTTTCGTCTAGTGAAGAGCGAACATCGGTTAGTACAAACGTAACGTTTCTGTCAGCGCCGAGGTAACGACGTGAGAGTGAGTTAATGAAAGAGATAACGTAGTCTTCCATTGGCTTAGTAGAAACGGTTTCAACGTTCTCCTGTTCGCCTTCCATCTGGCCTTTGCCGCCACCAAGTCCAGCGCGTGAAACAATGCCAAGTGCTGATGGTGAAACGCCGAAGATAGAACTAATGCGTTTAATGATGTACTCGTCGTATTCGCTCTTGTAGCGCTCGTCAAGTGTTGGCATTGCGACTGGCTCGAAACCGTCTGGCAATACCTTGATGCGGTGACGCTCGGCAGTAGAGCCGGTAAGTCGTCCGTTAAGAATACGCTCAAACTCTGCCAGCTTGTGAATGTCCAACTCTTGTGAGTTAGTGCGCATCCATGTCTGCGGTGTTGAGCCGTTCTGGTATTCGCTGTTCATCCATACTTGACGGTTGAGGTAAAGCGATGCAGCTGGGATTGCTTCTTCAACTGGTGAGTAACCATAGGGAGACCATGTGCGACGGTTCTTAATGAAGACACTCATCTGGTCTGTAAGGAACTCACCCTTTTTGCCTTTGCCGGCATAGAACTCACCGTCGGCATCTGGTGATGCTGTGAATTCTCCGCGAGGAAATCCCCACAACACTTGCTGGTAAGCAGGTTCAGGTGGGTGAGGAATGTCGCCTCGGTTATCCAAAAGAATTTTAATAGTTGGCGCATTGATAATGTCAAGGCCAATCAGTTTCTTACCAAAGGTGTAACGAGGGTAGACACAGAGTTGGTCGTACACCAACACTTGCCACATAGCTTCTGTTAGCCATTCGGTAAATGAGCGGTCAGACGCAACGTAAGGGTTAGACCAGAAATCATTTAAGTCGTTAATCTGTGTACCGTAACGCTCGCGACCAATGAGGTTTGCTTTAGCGTGTGAGCATCCTTGCTCTTCCATGATTTCAGCAATAGCCGAGTCAGAGAGAGTCCATGAACCTTGCTGCTTGATGATGTCGCCAACTCGAACTTCAATGGCGCGGTGAACAATGTCACACTGCTCTGCGAGTGAAGTGAGGATTGCAAACGGTACTTCTGTCTGCGTGATGTTGAGGTTGATTGCAGTCTGGTACTCGTATTTACGAGGTAGAGCGCGACCTGAGTCATCGAGAACTAAGTCAAGTGGTGCAGGAAGTAGTGGTGCAGCTGGGCCGAGTGCCGCTCCGAATCCACCACCGTTAGGTGTGAAACCAGGACGAGGCATTGGTGCTGCTTCTCCGATACCACCAGCAATACCTTGACCGCCTGATGACATTGCGTTAGCAGCGTAAGCAGAGTTGTATCCACCAGTGTTACCAAGAGGTGAGCCGGCCATGCCAGCCTTTTGCATTTCAGCAACAATTTCCGCAGCAAGCGTAGTCTTGTTCTTTCGCTGGAATAGAGCCATTTATTGTCCTCGTTGAAATTGGGTTGGTTTAGGAAAGGCGAATGAACGGTCTTCTGTTGGAGGAACATAATTCGTTACTTCATCATTGAGAGGTTGTCCACATTTGCCACAGTTGGATTGTCCAGCCTCATTGGGGAATGAGCAAGAAGGACATCCAGGAGCAAGCATCATAAAGAATCTGTCTGCTGATGAACCGCCTCCGATGCCGAGGTCAGTTAATCCGTGTACTAACGCATCGATTCTGTCGGGCGAGTAGTCGCTTTCGCCTTGTACCCATTGGCACATCTGGTCTTCGAGCTTTTCAAACGTACCAACGTGAGAGACTCGACCTTGTTCGTACAGGGCGCTAATTGGCTCCGCACGAATGTATTTTCCTCGTTTAGCTGTAATGGATTTGAGTGGGATAGTAGAACGCTGCTGTCTAAGCACTGCTTCAACCATCTCCCCACCAAAGTTCTTCTCGACGATTACTCGTACGCAGTCGAACTCATCAAAGGCATCAATGACTTGTCTAGCCCAGCCTTCCGGTGAGAGCTTGCAACTTCTGTCCGCCAGCACATAGCCACGTCCATCGAGTCCAAGACCCACAACGCAGATACCAGTCTCGTCGTTTGATTCTCCGCTACCACCGGCAGGGTCAACTGCAACAATGATGCGAGTTAGTTCTGGGGCTTTGGCGACTCTTGCTGAGTCAATCATTTCCCAGTTCCATAGAGCGCCCTCTTGCTCCTCAAGCAGTTCGCCGTACAGTTCTTGTCGTCCTAAGCGTGTGCCTTCGTATCTGGCGCGCATCTGAGCGATTGCGTTAGGTGCAAGGTTCTTAGCGTTGTCAAAGGTTGAGCCTCGAACTACCTTTACGCTGCCATCATCTCGCTTAAGCAGTTCCTTAATTAAGAACACTGGCTTAGGAGTTGTGGTGATTATTGTTCTTGGGTGCAGACCTAGACGCAGACCAAATTGAAGTTGGTCGTAGGTGTCTGGGTATTGCCATGATGCAATCTCGTCGCACCAAGCTCCGTGATGCTGTGGGCCTCGGAGTCTGTCGGGAGTGTCGGCTGAATACAGTTTGATTCGACTGCCGTTCTTAAGACGAATCTCACCCATTGAACGGTTGTAGTTTTCAAGCATGCCATAGCGACGGATGATTGGTATTAAACCAGACTCACCCTCGGCACATGTATCTCGAACGTCAGAGAAGGTTGCAGCTACAACAGCCCATCGAGTGTTTGGATTCTTTACTGCTTGCCATGCAATCCACTCGGCTGCTGTGCGTGTCTTGCCAGCGCCTCGACCTGCAAGGTATAGGAATACTGACCAGTCACCTTCGTCAGGTAGTTGCTCAGGACGAGCTAATCTGTCCGTCCACTGGAACCGACTCGCCGCTATGTTCGCTAAGGATTTGTCGTAACTTTGCGACTTCACCTTCGATAGTGCTTCCGTCATAAGTTATTGTCTCCACTTGTTGCTTGACAGGTGCGTCGTAACCCATCAGCTTAGAGCGTCGCTCTTCAAGGGTTATGAATCTGTCAACC